GGGGTCTTTGCAATAGTTGGTCCACGCACTCAAAAATTTTCCAAATAAAAATTTTTTTTTTGGGAATTTTTTTTCTAGCTTTGCATCTATGATTAATCAAAGTACATGTGAGAAGCCAGATTGCGATTGTTGTAAAGGTGCAGAAACCTGCCCTAATGACAAATGTAAGTGTGCTAATATAGGTTTTGACTCTTGGATAGAAGATATGGAAGAGGGTGAACAGCCACAGGCATGTACTATAGATGATCCAGACTGCGAAAATTGCGGCAGTTAGAGACACGCATATTGCGTATCACCCCAGAGGGCCAAAAGGTAGTTATGGGGTCAGAAGTTGGATTGTAGATCCTAAATAAGGATTAGAGTTTTCTCCAATAGTCTCGGAAAGGGCGGATATAGCCTCTAGGTTGGGCACATGTCACATAAGTAGGTGTGGTGAATTAACACTAGTTTTAGTGTCCATGGGTCTCCGGTAGCGCCGGAAGCACTACTAGATAGGTAAAATTCCAACTGAAATTGGTGTCCTAAAGGGGGAACCTGTATCTAGACCACAGATAAAGTATACACAACAATCATAATTATGATGTAGAGTAATTTACTGATGTCAGTCTTTGTGGTAGTGTTCATATGGCAAATAAATAGCTTTTTTTATTGTAAGATATTAAGCTAATGTTAAATAATTAGAATTTTCTTGGATTTGTAAATTATTTTATTATAACTTTGTAACATTAACCAAATTATAGAAATAATGGCAAAGGAATTTACATTTCAACCCTTCGGAGCGTGGATAATTGTACCACGTCCAGACTCAAAAACTACAGAGTCAGGAATTATCTTAGATGATACAACAGCAAAAGCATTACAAACAAACATAGTAGAAGTATTGGCGGTAGGCCCTCAAGTTACCCAATGTAAAAAGGGTGATATGATTATGGTAGATCCTAATACGGAGGCTATGCTTATTCATATTGATGATGTGCAGTATTTATTTGTTAGTGAATTCCAAGTATTAGGTAAATTCTAATGAAAATCCCTGGGACAGTTACGATAAATCTAGAAGATTACTTAGAGTTAGTAGAGCATACTAAGAAAGTCTCTAATTTAAAAACTAATACTTCTAGAGCTGCGAAAGAGATGTCTGTATTTTTGTCATTCTTGTGTAGCAGGGAGGACATAGCTTTATATATAGAGGAATTTAACAGACAGTCCACTACATCTAAGATAGTAGTAGAAGGTTCAAGGGCAACTATAGAATTTACAGATGATAAGAACGAAATTTCAGACAAATAGTTGGGAAGAGCTATTTATACTATATGACGAATTTGAAACAAAGTTAGATATGTGGACAGAAGATAATATAAATTGTACATACGACATAGAAGTATTTATAGGAGACCACGAGTATACAATAATAGTAACAGTAAAAGATGAAGGCACTGAAGAAGCAGAATAAGCGTAGAATATATATAGATAACAAACCTATGAAAGTAGAGTATGCTGTATATGAACTACTAGAAAACCAAAAATTAAAGATAGAGCAGTATGAAGCTATCCTTGCTGCATACTTACAAGAAAAAGAACAAGCGAATGGAACAGAAGATAACGATTAACGTAAACTCTACGTACAAATTCTTACAAGTTTGGAACGGTATTTTTAACCTAACTACTATGGAGCTAAAGGTTTTAGCATCCTTAGTGGATTCAGCTACTGTTTTAGGAGAGGCTAATATATGTAGCCCTAGTTCTAAAAAAGCAGCTGCTAGAGCCCTAGGTATTAAGGATTATAATACTTTAAATAACTACGTTAAGAAGTTTAAAGATAAAAAAGCAATTATTAAGGAAGGTAAGAACTACTTACTTAATAAGCTTTTAAATTTAGATACAAAGAGTGTAAAAATTAATATAAACTGGTATGAGTGATAAGAAGCTACCTAGCATATGGGAGATGACCAAGAGTTTTAGTAAGGACCTTGCTAAGTATGTGTCTGAAGGCGCCCCTAATGTATCACATCAAGATTATGTAGAAAGGCTATCTGATTGTAATAGCTGTGAGCATATAATTAGGGATAAGATGAGATGTGGTAAATGTGGGTGTTTGATAGAGCATAAAGCAAAGTGGAAAACTACTACATGTCCAATAAATAAATGGAAACCTCAAGATGGCAAAATCCAAAAAGGAGATAATACAGATACTAGCAACAAAGCATAATTTACCTTTAGAAAAAGTAGAAGCTATAGTTACAACTCAGTTTAAATATGTTGCAAAGGTAATGGGAGATGGGAGTTTTGATGCAGTAAGGCTACCATACTTTGGGAAGTTTTCTTCAAAACCATCTAGAAGAGATAATATAAATAAAAATGGAGTTACTCGAAATAGTAGATAATGTAGCAGTCCCTTCACCTTACACACTTACTATCTTAGAGTTTAAGGAGTTGGACACAAAGGAGCTTGCATATGTTTATTTTATGCATGATCATAGATCCCCTTATGCAGTGTATGATATATCGCAAAGGCATGATGAGGTTGTACTTGGGATACATGGTAAAGTAAAGTGGAAGCCTAGTAGTAAAGTTCTTGCGGCTTGTGATAAGTATAAGGAGCTAAAAGAGAGTTCTGCAGTTAAGTTACTTAAGTCTGCTAGGGCTTCTGTAGTAAAGCTGGAAAAGTATTTTGAGTCAGTAGATCTTACACTTATGGATGATAATGGGAGACCAATATTTCACGCAAAAGACTTAGTTGCTAATCTTTCTAAGATGGGAGATGTGATAGATGGGCTATCAAAACTAGAGGAACAAGTAAAAAAACAAGAACAAATTAACACAAATACACGCGGAGGAGTTGTAGTTAACAAATATAGTTCGTAAATTAGGCACCATGGACTTTTTACAAGATTTAGAAGATTATAATAGTGCAATGAATAATGCGTATAACCTTGTGACTAAAAAAATAACTCTCGATGATATATTTGAAGCAGCAGAAAGTGAAGGAGAACTTGTAAATTTTTACTTACCTTTTGATCCTTTAGATAGTGATGGAAGAGATGAGGGAACTTTAGATTTACTTATAGAGCATTTTACAGAAACAGAAGAATACGAGAAATGTCAGGAATTACTGAACATAAAGAACAAGTTTTTAAAGATACAAAAGGATTAGCTCCAGCAGCTGATTCGTATATAAGAAACGGTTACTATACAAATGCACTACCTGGTACAAAACCCTACTATGAGTACTGGGATGAAGAAAGAAATAGATGTTTATATGGTTATACTCATAATGGAGTAACTATTACAGGTAATCACTATTTCTATCTAAACTATTGTCCTATTGACAGGTCTGTTGATGAGGAACTTCCTGATGGTACAGTCATAGCTCGAAGAGAGCGTACATTCCCAGCATTTTACGATGGAGATTGGAAATACTTTACTGCAATAGATACATGCAGGAAAACAAACAAGCATATGACAGTGTTAAAGGCACGTCGTAAGGGATATTCTTATAAAGCAGCAGCAATGCTAGCTAGGAACTATTTTCATTTGCGTAATAGTAAGAATTATGTATTTGCAGGACAGAAAGAATACTTGATTGGGGATGGTCTACTATCTAAAGCTTGGGATATTCTATCATTTGTAGATGATAATACTGCATGGACACAACCTAGACTTAGAGATAGGGAAATGCACAAACAATCTGGGTACAAGAAGAACGTAAATGGGGCACTTGTAGAGATGGGTATGAAGTCACAGATTATTGGGGTATCTCTTAAAGATGATCCAGATAAAGTAAGGGGTAAGGCAGGTGAACTTATATTTTTTGAAGAGGCAGGATCTTTTCCAGGACTCCTAAAAGCATGGGAAGTTGCTATGCCAACAATGCGTCAAGGTAGTAAAACACTCGGTACTATGGTAGCATTTGGTACAGGTGGTACACAAGGAGCAGATTTTGCAGGTATGGAAGAGATATTTTATAATCCTGAATCATATGACTGCTTAGCTTTTAATAATATATGGGATGATGGTGCAATGGGTACGCAATGCGGACATTTTGTTCCTATTTATGAGAATCTAGAAGGATTTATAGATGAAGATGGTAATTCTTTTATAGAGGAAGCTAAAGAGTTTGAAGAAACTAATAGGACTAAGAAAAAAGGTACTAATGACCCAAAAGCTTATGATCAATATATAGCTGAGCACCCAATGTGTCCTGCAGAAGCTACATTGCAAGTAGCTGGTAACTTATTTGATATAGGATCTTTGCAAGAACATTACAATAAAGTTAAAGCTAATAAGCTACACACTATAGGTACAGCAGGTAGTTTGTATTATGGGGGAGATAATCAAATAAAATTTAAACCTGATGGGGATCTTAGACCAATTTTAAGGTATCCACATCGTAAAGAGGATAATTTAGAAGGGGCAATAGTTTTATATGAGGGCCCTTTTAAGAATCAGGAGAATCAAACCCCTCACAATTTGTATATCATATGTCATGACCCCTATGGTCAAAATCAATCTGCAGATTCTACTTCTTTAGGAGCTGCATATGTCATAAAGCGTATGAATAATATATCTAAGCCTGATGATATGATAGTTGCTAGTTATGTAGGTAGGCCGCACTCTCAAGATGAGTATAATAGAAACTTATTTATGTTAGCAGATTATTATAATGCTAAGATAGGCTTTGAGAACGATCGTGGTGCAGTAATACAATACGCAAGGCAGCATAGAAAGTTACACAGACTGCAAGAAGAGTTTGAGATGTTAGATAAAAAAGACTTACGCTCTAAGAATGTAAAGAGGCAATATGGTATGCATACAACAGAGGCTCGTAAAAGGCAAGGGGAGTTATATATACGAGACTGGTTGAATTCTGTAAGATCTGTAGATGAAGATGGGGGTATTCTCCTAAACATGCATAAGATATATGATATGGCATTACTGCAAGAGCTTATAAAATTTAACCATAGGGGTAACTTTGACCGTGTAATGGCACTTATGATAGGTATGTATCACACGCGCGAACTTTATAATGCTGAGGTAAAAGAGATATTAGAAGATAATTCTGCAAACGATTGGTTTGATAAGAACTATCAATAGTGCTATATATATAAAGAAACATGGAAAAACCTTACACCTTGTAAAAATGCACATAAAAAAACTTAATTTTGTAAACATATGTATCTAGGGGGAGACAAAATACCGCAGCAAAAGCTGCCTTTATCAAAGAAAAATAAACAGTGGAGAGAGAGCTGTGTAGAAGCCTATATAGATCTTTCTAATCAAGGGGTCAACCAGAGAAAGGATGACCTTAAACGCTTATATGATTACTACAACGGTGTAATTTATGAGGATGACTATCGTTACGTTACACATCCTTACGGCAAGAGCCGTAACAATTTTCCCTCTAAAATGCGTAACTATCCTATTATCAAACCTATCATTGATCTCCTCTTGGGTGAAAAGTCTAAAAGACCTCTTAATTACACCGTTACCGTACAGAATGGAGATGCAGTTAGTCAGAAAGAGCAAGCAAAACAAGAAGCCATCTACCAGAATGTTCAGATGCAATTTCTAAACGCTCTTAAAAATACTAACCCAGAATTATTACAACAGATAGAAACTCCAGAGGATATACCTCTCCCAAAACAAATAGCAGATCAGTTTGAGAATAGCTATGTAGATAATAGAGCTATCAAAGGACAACATGCTTTAACTTATATTATGCAATCTGAAGAGGTGTATGATAAATTACAGAAAGCATGGTTCCATTTCTTAGTATCAGGAGAAGTATATACTCACAGAGGAGTAAGAAACAAAGAACCATTTTATGATATTCTAAATCCTATAGATGTAGATTATGATAAAGACCCAGACTTAGAATTTGTAGAAGATGGGGATTGGGCCTTAGTTAGAAAATATGTACATGCCTCTACAGTAATAGATACATTTTATGAGTCATTAACAGAAGAGCAAGTATTAGAGTTAGAGGAGCCCAGACAATCTGATCCAGAGAGTTATTTATTATACAGACAGTCACGCGCAGGTTCTGACCCTAATACTTACAGAAATAGATTAATAGAAGTTGTACATGTATATTGGAAGTCTAGAAAAAGAATAGGCTTTTTAGAATACATTGACCCAGAGACAGGTTCTTTAGAGGAGATAGAAGTTGATGAGACTTTTAGAATGCCTGCAGAGATGAAAGAGGCTGGGGCAAAAATAACTTATCTATGGGTAAATGAAGTATGGGAAGGTACTAGAATTGATGGTAGAATGTATGTTAACATCAATCCTGTAGCTAATCAAAGGCTATCTTTGGATAATGTGTCTACATGCAAACTTCCTATTAATGGTAGAAAATACTCTGATATAAATGCTGATAATATATCCTTAGTATCACTTGGGATACCTTACCAGTTAAATTACAATATTTACAAGTATAGATTAGAGCTAGCAATTGCAAGATCAAAAGATATTATTGCTCAGTTTGATATAAACCTTATCCCAAAGAAGTGGGATATGGATAAGTTTATGTACTACGTAGAAGGTACAGGTATTGCTTGGGTAGATTACAACAAAGAAGGTATTCAACTAAACCCACAACACCAGTCAGTTCTTGATATGTCAATAAAGACTATTCAGCAATATGTAATTCTACTTGATTCTATACTAAACGAGTGGGAAAAACTTTCAGGTGTATCTAGACAAAGACAAGGTACTATTGGGGCTTACGAAGGTAAAGCAAGTTCACAACAAGCTATACTACAGTCATCACATATTACAGAAGATTTATTCCGTAAGTTTGGAAGACTAGAACAAAAAGATTTACAAGCACTTATTGATTATTCTAAAGAGGCTTGGCTTACAGGTAAACAAGGAATGTTTGTTATGCCTGATGGTACTGCAGACTTTTTAGATATAGATACTCTACAACACATGGAGTCTAACTATGGCATCTTTGTATCTGATTCAGGTAAAGACATAGAGAGACTAGATCAAATGAAACAACTTGCACAAGCTATGATGCAGAATGGTTCTAAAGGATCTACAATTGCAGAGATGTTAGAAGCAGAAAGCTTTACTCAAATTAAATCTAAATTAAAAGCAGCGGAGAAAGCTGCAGAAGAATTAGAGAGAGCACAACAAGAAGCTGAACAAGCACAGGCTCAAGCTCAACTACAAATGGAACAAGCTAAGACTGAGCAGCAATTAATAGAAAGTGAAAAGGATAGACAGAAGGATATTGAGATTGCTTTAATTTCAGCAGAGTCTAGAAAAAATCCAGAGCTAGATAGTTTCAATATGCAGAAGATGATGCAGGATTTTGAAAACAAACAGCGTGAGTTGGATATTAGAGAAAAAGAGCTTAATGCTAAGATAAATAACGACAACGAAAAAAATCAAATAGCTAGAGAAGGCAATGCTGAATAATCAAAGGCGTAGAGAAATATTAGATACGGCTAGGGCTACTGGATTCCAGGGCAGCATATTAGATTTATACAAGATGGCTAATAGTGGTATAAATGTAGAAGCAATGCTAGAGAATCAGCCATTAGTAGCACAAACTCCTCAACAACAGCAAGTAGGTTTACGAGAGCAACAAGCTATGGGTAATACAAATGCTAGCATGGTATTCCCAGATGTTCCAGCAAATACATCATTCAACACACAAGGTATGAAAGCCCCTATCAATATTACAAAAGTAGACGATCAAGGGCATTTAGTAAAATCATACCAGAATGTACCACCAGGTATTCAAGATTTACCTACAGGACCAAAGCGTGGTACAGTTATAGAGACGCCAGCTTATCAAGGTGGAGGTTTTAAAGGTATGCCTTTGAATATAACTGATGTACAGCAGATAGCAACAAGTGAAAAGATGCCAGAAAATATAAAGACTGCAATGGATAAAGTTGAAGATATTGTTTCTATAGGTGGAGCTAATTCAGGCAGACCTCTTATAACCAGTGTTGATTATGCAAGAAAGATAATTGAAAAGCCAAGATATTATAAAGGAATGTTTAAAGCAGTTAGAGGTGCAGTTAAAGGTGATGAATCTGCTAAAAAAATGTTAAGAATATTTAAAAGATTGGAAAAACAAAAAGTAAAGGATTTGATAGGAGAAGGTAAGAGACTTGGTCAAGATGCTTACAAACTTTTAAAACCCTTAGCAAAAACTGCACGAGCAGGTTTTACAACAGTATTACCAGTAGATATATCTAAGGATGCCAGTGATATGCCAGCTTTATACGGCACTGGTGCACAAGGAGATCCGTACGCTACTA